CGGCGAGTATAACCATTGGCTTCTTGAACCCAGAGTTCCTCCATGCGTTTGGCCCATTTGTAATCATCCTTGGCCCCGGCTTCCCCAACCGCCCGGCGGACATTGGCTATGTTTTCCCGGCTGTTGCCAATGGCAAAGTATGCCTTCTTCAACGCCTTATATTCGGCGACGAGTTGCTTGTTGGTTTTGGCCTTCGGTTGGTGGGTTGCGGTTGCTTGCATGCCTGACACCTAACCCTTAACCGAATCATTGGCAACTTGTTTCTAACAAATATGCAAGGGTGGCAAGGGCTACCTCGGCGATGCGGCAGAGGGTTGCAAGTTCGGTTTTGGCGGGGTTGTTGGCTGGCGCGTTCATAATGGGGGGAGTGATATGCTATTCCCTAGCCCATGTCCAGCAGACGAACCCTTGGCGCGTCTAATAGGGGGCCAGCCGGTTGGGTGGTCGGGGTTGTTGTTGGTTTAAAGGCCAGCCGCACCGCGATTTGCCCATACAACCCATCGTCTATGATTTGGTGGTCAACCCCATCGCGGATAAAGCGCACGGCCATGTTGCCAAGGTCAACGTCCGACTCCTCCCGGTTGTCGGGCACAAGGACCAACCAAACGTCGCCCGTGTTGCCGGATGTAAGGCGTGCTTGCATTAGCTCATGTCGATGATGCGCCCCTTTGGTTTGGGCTTGGTTGTCTTTGCCAAGGGCTGGACCGCGTTGTTATTGGTGGCCGGGCCAAACATTGCCCCCGCATCCAGCACCCAATGGGAGCACCCCGCGATTGGCAAGGTTGCAAGGCAATCGCCGAGGGCGTGGTATTGCATGCCAACATCCAACCCGCGCTCCGGGTCCCCCCTCAAGTTGGGGACAACGGTTTGCTTGGCATGAGGGCTCCGGCAGGTTGCATACCCCTCATTATCGCGGGAGGAGAAACTCCACCAAGTGCAGGTGGCGCATTTAAACCGCTCCCCATTTGGGCGGGTTGGCGTTTGGGTTGGGGCCGGGCCGGTTAGATTGGCAAGGGATAGAGGGCGTTTGGTTTGCAGGGGCACCATGAGGAGGGTCACTCCATTTATTGGGTCACTCTCCTTGATCCACTTGTGTTGAAGCCCCCGCCGGGACAGATCATTGTGGACATCCTCTAATGCCTCAACCGCCGCCGGGTATTTATTGTCAACGACGGTGCAATAATGCTGCCTCCCATCAACCTCTCGGATGAATACTTCCATTTGCTAACCCATGTCAATGACACGGCCCTTCGGTTTGAGTTTTAGTGCAACTTGTTGCAGTGGTTTTGGGGACGGGCCAACATCGGAAGCATCATGGCTTTCCCAGCATGCCTTGTGCTCGGTCAGGGCCGGTATTGCGAAGCCCCCGTTGGCATGGTGGCACAACCCATTGGCCGCCCCCGGATACGCCCGCCTCAAATGCTTGCATGTCCCGCAGACCCGGATGCGCCCGAGGTCCAGTTGATGGGAGGGTGCTTTGGGGATAAATAACCGGATGGATGTTGTTTGGGTGGCCTCATCCGTTGTGACCTCCACGGCTATATTGTCGGGGTTGCTGGCCGGGTTGCCACATGCGCGGGCAATAACGCCCAACGCTTTGGCCTCATCCGACCAATAGGGAGCCGACATCTCCAAGGCATACGTGGCCGCCTCATTCAAATCGGGCCGGGGTATCAGCTTCATGCTGCGGGGGTTGGGGCCGGGGTTGGCATGACCCGGAAGGTTGCGAAATGCGCCCGGCTCCGGTTGGACTCAAAACGGATGAGGTCCCCGGTTTGGGTTATGGCCACGGTCTTGAGGCTAATGGTGAAGGGGAGTTGGAGGTCGCACCGGCAAGCGAAGGTGTTGGCAACGGGGTGGGCATAGACAATGCGGTCAGCGGTTGCTGCGGAGGTATCCCATGGCAAGGCCCCCCGCAAATTGGCAACCATGCGGACAACGCTGCCAACCGGGCAAAGGGCTTTGAGTTGGGCCGGGGTTAGGGTCTTCGGTTTGACCTCTTCCCTCGGGGGGAGTTGAGGGCTTGGGGTTGGCGGGGCTTGGTAGGTTTGGACGTTGCCATAACCGGGGGCCGGGGCCGTTGGGGTTGGGATGCCGGAGACTTGGAAGTTATAGTTGCCCCCAACGATCACGGAGTTTTGCCCCTCCAATAGAAGGGCGGTTATGGATGCAAGATGCTTTTGCAGTTCATCCCGGTTGTCGCCTTGGATATGGATGTCGAGTTGTTGCATAGAAAGGGTTGGTTAGAGGGCGGGCGTTGTTGCGGTTGGGGCTGGATCGTTGAAGGAGTTGATGATGTGGACGGTTACTTCCTCCTTGGGGTTGATGCTTGCATCGCACCCCCGCAAAATGAGGAAGGTTAGGAGGGCAAGGGTTGCTACCCGGACAATGCGTTGGGCGGTGTTCATGTTTGGCTTGTTGCTGCTCATTTGCCGGGTTTCCCCTTTAGGTGTGCAATGCGCAGAAGATTGCGGGCAATTATGGAAACAATTAGTCCGGGGCGTTTAACCGAATCATTGTTTAATTGTTCCCTTTTACTTAGGGGGACTCCTACCGGGGTTCCGGGTTGGGCATGGGCCACCTCAATGGCTTGCCTCAATAGGGCGATGAGGTCGCAGTTACAAATGCTCCTTGAACGCCATACCATGAAGAATGGGAAGGTTGGCTTAATAGCTACCATGAGACTACCCGGAGGATGCTTGCAGATATGCTTAATGGGCATTACCGGAACCACCCCCGCCGATTTGGTTTTGGGGGGTTGGGGTGCGGGCACCATAGGAGGCGAGAACGGGTTGAAGCTGGTTGTCATAGTTCGATAAGGCGATGGCGTTGGTGCGGGATGCGGAGGACTTGGCCCCTATGCCTTGACCACCAATAGGAGGAGGCAACCCCGACGAGATGTTTGGCTACTATATGCAGGGGGACATATTGATCGGGCAACACCTCTACATAGTCATGCTCTTGCATTAGTAGGAAGTTGATTGGCCTTGCCCCCCGCCCTAAGAGTTCACCCCCGCCGACGAGGTTGGATTGGCCGAACTTTAGTTTGGGGATGCCCATGGTTATTTCCCCTCTTCGACAACCTTCTCAAACGTGTAATACCATTTGGAATTTTCATACCATGAGTTTGATATGCGCCACCCCGCCCATTGGTGGCTCTGGATGGTTGCGGTGGCTTCCTCGGCGGTATTGCACTCGGCTGTCTCCCGGAGGATGGTTACTTGGTCGATGAGTTTCATGGCTCAGTATGGGTCGGGGTTGACGTTGCTCGCATCATAGGCACCAAACCTTGGGAGGATGCTTTGGCGAATCCATGCCTTTGTCTTGGCGTTGGGGTGGATCATGGCCATAAGCTCGGCTGCGCTCATGGTTATGCTGTTAATGCTGCGCCCGCACATCGCTTCCCCTATGCGGAGTTCCTTTTGGGGTCTATCCCCCGCCCTTGGTTCGGCTTGCGGTTGGTGTGGGTTGATAATCATGGCTTAATAATAGTGGGCCGGGGTGAAACTCCCCCGGTAGACTTCCGGCGGGAGGCCGGGGTTGCAGACCTCATAGATGGCAAGGAAGTTGTCGCGCACGAATTGCGTTGTGGCTTCGAGCGCCCCTTGCGTGTTGTAGGCAACGATGGTGCCCGTTAGCGTTGTGCGTCCGGGCGTTGCGGTTTGGTAACTGATTTGGAAGTGTCGCGTCATGGCCCTAACCCTTCTGGTCCATCTTATGGAGGATGCGCAGGGCAGCGGCTTTGCGGGATTTGCCCTTGCAACTGCTCAACTCACGCACCGGGATGGAGTCATCCATATTGAAAGCAAGCAAGAGGTTTTTGATGGTGTCCTCCTCATAGGGGGTTACCTCCATGGTTCTCTTCCCCGCCATAAACTGCAACCGCTTGGCCACCGCTTTGAGCTTATAAGCCACCGGACCCATTGGGCCAACCATGCGCCCCGCCAAGTTGTTGAGGTATGCGGCAGACAAGGAGAGGGCGTCACTATCCTTGTCCTTGTAGTGGGGCGTGCCCCCCGATGTGCTGGCCTCCACCTGCTGTGCATTGTTTGGCCCATCGGTGAGGTCCTCAAGGCAAACCTGATCCAATGCGATGAAGAGACTGTGGGGATGGGGGAACCGCCCGCGCACAACATAGTCGGCAAGGAGCCCATGGGCGTCCGTCTTAACCACCCGCGCCCGGTAAAGGTGGGTGCCTTGGTTAAACAGGACAACTTGGCCGGGTTTAACATCCTTGAGGGAGGCATACTTGAACGCCTTGCCGATGGGTTGAGGTGGGACCTGCATGGGCTTGAGGATGGTTGGCTTTGGCAAGATGCCCGAGTCCTTGATTGCGGCCTTGAGCGCCCCCACGGTGCCGGGAACAATGGCGCGAGGTGTTAGCTTGTCATTATCTTGGATAGCCCGCAGGGTTCCAAGTTTGAGCAATGCGCCCCGGCTGATCACCTTCCACCCGCATTTGCAGATGTATTTGCCGTTGCGGTAGAGTTTGAACCGCTGGACGAGGTGGGATTCCCCCGGCTTGCGCTCAATCTTGATGGTGTAATTGTCCGGGAGGGTTGGCGTTGGTTGGCGTGTTGGCTTTGGCATAAGTTTGCTGGTTTGGTTAATAGTTTTCGGAGTGGTGGATGATTGCACAATAGAAGCGAAGATACTGGAACCCCCAAAGGGATGCTTGCTCCTTCATGCGCTCGGCATGCTTGACCTCCGAGAAGATGGCATAGCAATCATCGTGGGAGATGTTTGGCACGTATAGCAACGCCTCGGGATTTGTGGCCATGCGAAACAGGTCGCTCAACTTCATGTGGAAGATTCCGTAGGTTTTTACAAGCTCCCGGAGGTTCTCACGTGCCGTTGCTTTTAGTGCAACTTGTTGCAGTGGTTTATTCATGGGAGGCGGGGAGAGCAAGGGCTTTTTGGGCTTGGTTGGCTTCGCGTTGCTTGGCAACCTCGGCCACGAAGGATTCCAACCGGCCCTCCTTTTTCATCTTGCGGATTTCCCGCTTCAACTCCACGGGCTTTGGCATGGTGCGGACAACGACGCCCCCGGTTGTTTTCTCATAGGTTGTGCCATTGAAATCGCGGTGCTTGTTGTCGGTGAATCTTGGAATGTATGCTCTCATGTATTTGGTGCCTTTTTGGGCTAGGTTCGGAGGTTAGCGTTTAACCGTTTAATTGGCAACAGTTTATTCCTTCTCATGCTTTTTAGCATCGGGGATATACCCCGCATTGTCCTCCCTCCATTCCCATTCCGAGGCGGGGAAGAGGCGTCCCCCTACCAAATGGGCGAGGCGGGAATCACACCCCTCTAGGACCAGCAAGTGCCCCTTCTCATTGAAGGCGGCCTCAACGGACCATTCGCCCGCATCCTTTTTGTAAACATTCTCCCCAATATGCCGCAGGATGGTGCCATTCTCCCCAATCGCCACATACAAGGGCCATACCGGGGCCGTAGCCATGGCACCCTCCCAGATAACCCGCGACTCCTTATTGCCCCGCATCGTTGGGGTGGCAACCACCGGGCAAGGGCCGTGCATCCAATGGGTTGTCTCACATTTGGGGCATAGCGTGTCGCCGGTATAGGCAGCGGGCTCCTTGGTTGCCGGGCTCCTTGGGTGGATGCCATCGGGGTGCGTGTGGCCGGTTAGCCGCATGAACATCCCATTGGCCGCCGCCCGCCAGCCCTCCCGGATGTCCCCGGAGACATCTGGCCATTGGGGGAGGGGCTGGTTGTTGAATGATTTCCAATGGCGTGCCCCGCAATAACTTTCATAAGCATCACAAGCAAGGCCATCAAGGGGGAGGTTTAATAGGCGGTCCTCCTTCTCGGCCCATGGGACCATGACACGCTCAAGGGCCTCACGGGCGTTGCGCTCATGCTCGGCAATGGCATCGTCGTAGGACTTTTGGAGCGGTGCCCGGCATAGGAAGACGTAGGCAAGGGCCTCCGCGATGCGGAGATAGAGGGCTCGGATGGCGAAGATCATAATTGGGTAAATGTTTGGGTGACGTTGAGGTGTTCGGCTATTGGGTTGACGGGTATAGGCATGCAGTTCTGCGTAATGAATATCGAGAGGGTGCGGGAGTCCCCAACCGCCCAGCCATTGCTAAAGGCCCAACGGGAGATCACCTTAGCCTCATAGGCATAGTGGGCCTCCAAGTTGAAGGGCTTGTCATCCCCACCCGGCGGTTTGGCATAGAGGCCAACACCGGGCAAGAGGGTGACCTCATCCTTGTCACCGGGGTTCAGGGTGTAATGGTTTTTAAGCTCGTTCGGCCCCACCGCGAGGAGGAGGCGGGAGCGAAGGTCAGCGATGGTTTCGGGGGCGACCTCAAGGGTTGCGTATGTATGCGTCATGGTTCGGCGGTTAGTTGCGGGACCCATCGGACCTTCTGGCCTTTGGCCCCATAGTTGCGGGAGTAATACTTCTTGGCTTTTTGAATGCTCGGGTGGGTTTGCATGGCAACGATGCCCCCGGCTTGAGTCACAACAATGAGTGTAACCCGCCCCCCTTGTTCGGAGATCGTTGCGGAGGTAACCCACGGTGCCCGGTTGTGCGCGGAGAGGATCATGCTTTGGGTTCTTGTTCCCCACAATCCGGGCAAAACCATGTAACCCGGTCATCGGCAAGGGAGATGAACGCATGGTTGGGGCAGGGCAGTTTGGGTTGGGCTATTGCCGCAACCGTGGCGGCCACTACATTGGCCCGAAGCTCCGGGGTTATGCGTTGCCCCGCCAAGGGTTGGACGGCATCCCTGACAAGCCGCTCTACGTTTTGGACAGCATCGGGTTGCTTGGCCTTTGGGGCATCCCCCGCGCCCCGCGTGATGGTCATGCACATGTTATCCATCTCGGCCTCGGTGCCGCCGGTTAGAGCACCATCCCCTATCCCCTCAAGGACCATGGACCGGAGGCGACGTTCGAGGGTATCAATTGATACACCGTTGGTTGCATAATTGACCTCAACATGGAGGACGAGTTTTGCGGTTGTGCTCATGGTTATATGTCCACGGGTTCCGTTTCGATTTGGGTGCGTTCCATTGAGATGGATACGATGTTTGCCATGGGGTAAAGGGTGCCCTCAATGTCAAAAAAGCCCCGCTTGCGTTGGTGGCCTAACCACTTGTTCATAACCTCATCCGGGGGGGTGAGCATAGGGGTGCAACCATCCCACTCAAACCACCAACCATCAAAGTCTCGGGTAAATAGGGGGCCGTCTGCTCCATTGAAGGTGGCCACAATGCGCCCAATGGGGTGGATGCCCCCCGACTTCTTGGTGGGTTCCTCCTCCACGGATTCCTCTGCAACTTGTTGCAGCGGGACTTTGGAGAACTTGACTTGGCAAGCAAACTGCAACCACCAACCGATGGCGAGGAAGGCATACCCCAAGCAGAAATCATCAAGGTAATGCCGCCCATGGAGGTAGCATAGGTGGAAGGCGTAAAAGGCCATCACCGGCAAATAGATGAGGAGGATGATAGTTGCAATGGTGCGGAGAATTTTCATGGTTAATAGCTTCCGGGGAGGTCATCGGCGAGTTGACATTTGCCGGGGAATGGTTGGATGGGTTTGGGCGTTGCCGGGCGTTGCCCCTTGGTTTTGGTTTGGACCAAGGTTATGACCCCGGCTTTGATATTATGCCGACGCCCGCAGGGGCAGGTATGCGTTAGGTTGACCTCCCAATGCGCGGAAACATAGGCGGGAAGGGTGTGGGCTTTGGAACATTCACAAGTCCAAGTCCCACCGGGTTCAAGGGGCTCGCTCATAGGTAGTTCATCTCCCGGTGGATTTCATCCCGCTCGGCCTTGGCCCGCTCCAACGCCTTGGTGATCCGAAAGGCAGCATCCTCGTCGTTGGCCCCTGCTTCGGCCATGATGTCGGCGATACCTTGGTTGCGACGTTGGATTGCTTCGGAGCCCGCCACGGCGGCCAGCTTTACCCGGTTTTGAAGGGCACTAACCGCCCGCTCCAAGTCAAGCACCGCACAGGCAACCGGGGGAACCTCCACAACATTGAGCCCCCAACCAAGGGCTGGCATCCATGAGCCAACTTTGGCATCCGACCACGCCCGCATGATGCAGCGTTGGACAATCTTTTCGTTCGCCCGGCATAGCGGGGTGAACTGGTCGAGTTTTGCGGTTGCGCTCCAAAGCATATCGGCCTCCTCGGAGACAAGCACAAAGGGCTCAACCGAGACGCAAATAGCGTGGGTGTATTCCCCGCTGCCACAGCGCAAAACGCCAAGGCCGGGGATTGGGATAACAATGTCGCCGATGTTCATGGTTAGGGGAGGATCGTATCCAAGAGGGTGTTTGCCTTCATGGTGACTTTTGTGATTTTGTCGATGAATTTATGCTGTGCCTCAAGCTCCGAGATGAGCCGGAAGGCGAGGCTTTGCGCCTCCACGGCGGTCATGGTGGAGAGGATTTGCTGCTTATCAGAGGCAATCTCACGCACCACAACCGTTCGGAGTTGGGCGTGGGTTATGGGCCACTTAGGGGTTTGGCCGGAGAATTTGCCCCTGCGTTCGATGGTTAGGGTCGGGTAGTTTGGTTTCATAAAAGGGTTCGCTGCAAGCCATGCCGGTGGCCTATCGCATGCGACGGTCGGCATGGCCGCAACTGGTTGAAGGTTAGGGTTTAACCCTTTAATTGGCAACAGTTTATTTCATCTGCTCCAATTCAAGGCCCGCGAGGATTTCCCCCCACGAAACCTTGCCAACGATTTGTGATTGGACATCCCCATGGTTAAAGAAGAGGACGGTTGGCAGGTTGCGGACCCCAAATTGGGCCGCGAGTTCCGTGCAATCCTCCACATTCACCTTGCAAACTTTGATTTGTCCGGCCCTCTCCTTGGCTATTTGCTCAAGGACGGGGGCCAGCATAGTGCAGGGGCCGCACCAACTTGCCCAAAAGTCCACAACGACCGGGATTTTGGAGTGCAAAACCTCTCGCTCGAAGATGGCGGGAATGAGTTCAATTACTTCGCCTTGCTTTGTTTTATTCATCAACCCAAAGGCTATCACCGGGGGGCCTTTGGGGCCAGCATTTGGCCATGGAGTTTGGTGCGGGCCGCCATGCCTTTGAGCCGGTCATGGGCCAGTTGCTTATCCCCGCCGGTCCAGTAGACGAAGCATTCCCCGGAAAGCCAACCGCCTTCACCCTCTCGCACTTCGGCTTGTCCATCAAGGTCCTGCCAATAGATGGCCTTGCGGGGTTCCTTGCCCTTTGGGGTTGGCTTGAGGATGGGTTGCTCTAACCCGGCGGCCACAAGGAGCCGGTGCCGGAGGTAAGCATGGACGTTGCCATTGCTGCACGTTGCAGCGGCCACCCGCTTGGCCATGGCCCGCGCATAGTTGAGGGAGAGGGAGCATTGGCAGACATATCGGTTGCGCATGCTGCAATCGCACATCTCGCGGGCTTTGAGGTTTTGGACCCCAAGGAACTCTTTTCGTTGGTTGGGCGACATTCGGTTCATAGGTTGTTGGCAGTTAGGAAGCTATCGACGGCTGCCCGGAGGCTATCAACGTCCTGCGCTATGCCCCCAAGGTCAAGGATTGGTATGCCTTCGGAAAAGGCAATGCGGAGGGCTTGCGCGGTTCCACCCCCACCCCCGCCATCCTTGGTCCAGCAGATGACAAAGGTTGAGGGGGTATGCAGGTCAAAACCCAAAATCTGGTAGCCATTGCGGGCGTGGAGCTTCTTACCCCCCGGCGTGCATCGTTCCCATTTGGGGTGGTGCGCTTCGGCCAATGTGAGGGCCTCGGGTGTGATGGAATAATAGGGGGAGGGGTTGCCATTGAACCGATAGGAGGGCAGGAAGATTTCCTTTTGCCCCCGTGCCAACACGCAACCGGCCTCAAATGCGCTGTCCGCCCCGTCCGCCCCGCCGGAGCGAAGGACCCAACCAAGCTGGGCGAACTCAAATGCGGCCTCCCGCATAACCTGCCAAACGACCGGGGGCGTTGCCCGGCTCCCTATGCCCGCGTAATAGATGGTGCTCATGCTTCCTCAAACCTCTGCCAGTTGTTGACCAAGACCACCGCATTCTTGGGGAGGGGTTTGGTGCCCGCGAGGATAGATGCCTCTATGCCCTCAAGGTCCTCCGTCCCCCGGATGGGGTCATTGCGCGTTATGGAACACCGGCCATTGCCGCTCCCATTGCCTAGCCCGCTCCAAGTGTAGCCTACATGGTAGACAATAGGGGAGGCCGGTTCGTTTGGGATGTTGGCAAACACCTGCTTCCATGCCCCCACCAACTCTTTGACAAGCTCCGGGTATTTGGCAACCTTGCAAGAGGGGCAATCCCCATCGTTTACCGGGTCGGAGCAGGTGCAATGCTCCCCCCGCAGTTGGGCCTTGAGCCCCTCAATGACGGCAAGGGCTTTTTGGTAGCAATCGGCGGTGGCCGCAAAGGCGGCTTCTCTGTCATCAGTCATATTTTAGTGCAACTTGTTGCAGCGAGCGGGGGGTTGAACCCCGCCCGGCTTTGGTTATTTAATGAGGCGGGTGGGGAACTGGTTGAACAGTTTGCCGAGGACCGAAACATTGATTATCGTTTGGGTTGCCCAACGGACCATCCCCGCTTGAGTGTGGTAAATAACGGTGCTGCCGTCCCACATGTTGCCAAGGTGTTCGCAGCGGAAGGCTTTCCCAAACTCCGGGTGGGCTTCCAAATGCTTTTCCATCTTGCCGGTCAGCTTGTGGATAAATGCAACGGTGGCCGCCTTGGCATATTCTGCCGCTTCCTTGTCAATGGTTGCTGCGCTGTCCTCGCGGAGGGCAACAATCATCGGTTCGTTGCGCCAGTTGCGTTGGTTAGGCAGGGCGGTGAAGTGTGACCGGCAGAAGTTATAGTCGGCAACCGCCCGGATGTAGGCGGTGCGGCTTGGGGTTTTGGTTGAACTTGGGTAGTCGTAAACTGCCTTGGCATCCATCCCAACGGCCCCAAGGGCCTTGGTCATAGTAGCGAGGCGGGCATTGAGTTGGCTAACGACGCGCTCCTTGATGCTGGCCTCAACCCCAACAAGGGCGGTGGCCGTAATGGTGTAGATCGGGCTTTCGGTTTTGGCTTGTTTTGCTTGCATGGTGTGAACCTAACGCTTAACCGAATCATTGGCAACAGGAATCTGCTTAATCAGCAATCCCAACCACTTGGGGGACCGGGAGGGTTATGCTTTTGAAGGCATTGGCGAGGCACTTATGGCCCCCAAGATCAACCACAAGGACCACCGTGAAGTCCGTGCCGTAATGGATGATGTCCGCGCCCTTGGCGGGGTATTGCTCATCACCCACCCAAACGTATTTGGAATACCCAATGCGGGGGTGCCGGAAGGCGTAGGCGGTTGTCCCGGCGGGGAACACGCGAGGCATGACAAGGCAGCTAATGAAGCTGTCCCGCAGCATTGCCCCTTGGACTTGGAACTCCGTTGAGGCTTTGAGTTGGAACTCCTCGGCCTCGGTTTCATTGAAAAGGTATGCAAGGTTGGAACCATTGCGAATTGCGTCCCGGACATCGGCGGGGAGGGTTACCTTGGTGTGGCTAGGAAGGGCGAATTTGCTCATGGGGTGACATTATGGCTTAACCGAATCATTGGCAACAGGAATCGCACGGAGCCTTGCTATTTCTTCCTGCACCCAAACCGGCAACCCATCATCCGGGGTGTGCATGGAGCAACTTCCGCTCCCATAGCCAAACCCACAATCCCCCGGCTCGGGTTCGATCTCCTCAAAGGGTTGCAAGCGGTCAAGGATGCGCATTTTGCCAAGGTCGGCGGTTGCTTCCCAACTCATCCCATCCCCGTAGTCGATAGCGAGTTGGACCTCTTGCACGTTGTAATCCGCTTTGGCCGCCCGGACGAGGTTGAGCTTTTGCTCCCATGCTTCCTCCGGGAGTCATAAAGGTTGGCCCGCACGTAGCTAACGGTGCCATCATAGAGGAAGTATTTGATGGTCCCATCCGGGAACCGACAATAGCCAGTTGAGCGGCTCATACCATTGGCCCCCTCCCGGCGGCTAGGATGCGGACGCGCTGGGAGAGTGTTAGCTCCTCCCGCTCCCCAACGCCCTCCGGCCCGTTGGTTGGGATGTTGACAGCATCAAGAATCTCCCCGGCAATGCGGGCTTCCATTTGGGCATCGTTGAGGGCAACCGTTGTGGCAAAGGCCAACCCACCCTCGGCATCCAATGCCCCCACAACCTGCCGAACAAGGTCGGTGACCTCAAGGTAGCAAGTATGGACATCGCGGCGAGCCCCACCGCCTTGTTGCCATGCGAAGTCATGCACCGCCCGCTTGGCCGCTGGGGGAATGTTAGCAAGGGAATTATCCTCCTCGCATGCGGCCTCGAACTCCAACCGGAGCCGGGCCTCATCCTCCACGATGAGTTGGATTTGGTCCTTAGCCCATTCCGCCGTCTTGTCGGCTGCCGCCCGGAAGGCCGCATCCCTCTGGTCTTTGGTCAGGGGGGTGTTGTTGATTTCGTGGATCAGTTGTTCCCGGTGCTTCTCTTTTTCGGCCTTGGAAGGGTGGGGGATTTTGGTAGCAAATAGGTCGTAGTTCATGGCTGCCCCGAACCTAACGCTTAACCCTTTAATTGGCAACCGATTTCTTCCCCGCTGCAACTTGTTGCACTAGAATAGGCTCTCATCCGGGTGGCTATTGGCCAACTCTTCCCGCGTGGTTTGGCGGGATGGCCGGTTGTTGGCGCTGGTTGGCCTTGCTGTGCCCCCCGGTTGTCGGCTGCGCCCGCTGGGCCGCGTGGAGCCCGGTTTGGGTTGCTTGGTCCCGTTGCGGTTGGAACCCACAAGGGTTTCCCAGCCGATGGAGACAGCATCAATTTGGTCATCGTGTTCGCCTTCGGGGAACATCTCAAGCTCGGCGAGGAAGTCCTTATTCCATGGAGCCCGGACAAGGTAAACGCTGCCCGCCTCGACCTTGTTAAGCCATGGCAGGGCTCGGGCCAACTTGCCGCCCCTTGGGGGGTTCTTGGCGCGAACAACCACCCTGCCTAGCAACGTGGCGTGGAGGTCTTGCGCTGGGGCAAGGAACCCGGCTACCGCTTCGATGGATAGACGGAGCACGCCCTCATCAATCTCCGACTCGGCTTTGTCTAAAATAATCTTGCGGTTCTTAACCCATGTCCCCCGGTTGCGGAACATGTCAACGATGTAAAGTTTGTCTTGGTCCGGGTCATAACACATCCGAGCCCCGGCGGTGTAATCGCTGGTCTGCTTCTCGGTTAGTGCCAAATCCCAAGCCCGCACATGGTCCAACTCAATGGGGACGAACTCCCGGTTGATATACTTGATTTTGGTCAAGTCAACCTGCCCGGAACCCGCCGCCTTTGGCCGCCCTTGGTATTGGGAGGCCCATTCGTAATCCGGTTGGGTTGCCCGCTTGCCCTTGAGGAACTTGGCGGTTCGGACCTCCGGGAATAGAGCGTCCCCAACCTTGCGGTGCAGGGGGTCATTCTCAGCATCCTCACAGATGGCCGGGAGGTTGGTGACCTCAAAGACTTCATCCTCCGCGCTGTCCGCCGTGAGTTGGGCAACCTTGTCCTCGCTTGTGAGTTTGCCAATAAGGTCATCCGGGTGCCACCGGGTTGCCACGATGAAGATGGTTGCATCGGGGGCAAGGCGGGTAACGCAATCGGCATAATACCAACTCTCTACCTTGTCCCGGTAGGTCTTGCTCTCCGCTTCCTCGCGCCCGCTGTGTGGGTCATCAATAACCAGCCAATCAACCCGCCGCCCGGTTAGCTTGGTGCCCGTGGACTTGGCCACAATGCCCCCGCCGTCCTCAAGCTCCCATTCATCCATCCGGTTACAATCGTCCCGGATTTTCCGTCCGGGGAAGATCATCAAGTAGAGGGGGCTGCTAATGACATCGCGGATTTCGCGGGAAAACTTGTAAAGCAGGGTGTTGGAGAACCCCGTTATGGCAATCTGGATTCCGGGGGTATGCCCGAGAAGCCATGCGATGGCATAAGTTGACAGGATATAGCTCTTGCCATGCTGTGGGGGCACGGAAACGGATTGCCGCTTGCCTTTAACCCCATCGACAACATCTTGGATGAGTTGGATGAGGTAGCGATGAAGCGCCCCCAACACAATCTTCCCACCCGGCGGGTTGAATAGCAGGAAAAACGTCAAGAAGTCCGTTTGGGCCTTCGTAACGGCTGCATTGAGCCCCGCCTCATAGTCGCTTGGGGTTAGCCCAAACTCGTTGTCAAGACCTTGGCTGTTCGTCGGATACGTTGGCTTCATCTTCCACCTCCTCCTTTGGGGCGAACACCATGGAAATAATCCGCGCCAAGGCGGTGGGGGCTACCTCGTTGGCCATATCCGGGAATTTATGGACCGCCTCGATTGGGATGGGCAATGCGCCCGGCGTGCCACCAACCTCAACCCGTTGGCAATAGCCCCGGTGCCTCCCCTTGGTGGAGAGGTAAAAGATGATCGACTTCTCCTTGCCCTCCTTGATGTTGGTCAAGAGTTTGCGCTCAACGTAATCGACTTGGAAGTTAATGACATCATCCACCTCCTTGGCAAAATCCGGGTCATTGGCAACCCAATAATAGAAGGTCCGCCGGGACACACTCGCCGCCTTGCACGCATAGCTCACCACGCCGAGTTGCTCCTCAAGTTGGTGGATCACGGCCAACTTGCGAGGATCAGATATTGCGGTGGTATGGGCCTCGGGTTTATCCCCAAGGTCGATGTCCCTTATGCGGGAGCGTGTGCGGGCTGTAACGGGAGTGGTCATGGCGTCTATTCCTTAAATCTCTGCTCCGGCGGGCATCTCGCCAAATTGGCAATCGCTGCCAAGTTTTGCAACCGCCCGGTGCCAATCGCCTTTCAAGAAGACGAGGACGTTTTGGTGGGTCTTGCCGATCTTCCGGCCCCCGGCAAACTGCCGCCCCGCCCGCACCGGCAAGGAGCCGAGTGAAGTAACAAGGATGGACTCGTTGTAATAGGATAGCCCGGCCTCCACAAAGGCATTGACCGTATCACCCACAAAGTTGTAGTAGGAGCCGTCCTTGCGTCGGACTTCCCCAATGACAAAGCATGCAAAGGAGTCCGGCTTGAGCATCCGGCAACTGGCCGCGATGATGCCCTTATAGGCAACCCGGAAGGCATCATAGTTCTCCGCTGCAATGGCACTCAGGTCCCTTGCATCTTCGCTATAAACTTCGAGGTCCGCATAGGGCGGGCAGCTAAAGAGGAAGTCGTATTCCCCCGGTGCAACCGTTTCGATATTCAAACTATCCCCAGCAACCCAATGAGGGATGACAGCGGGGGGTTGCGTGCCCTTTTGTGGGGCGGGTTGGGAGCCCGGAACAACGCCGTGCTTGATGGCATCATTATCCACCAGTTTTGCATAGTTGGCATCGCTGACATAGGCGGTGAGGTCCCCCCCGCCAGCTTCCAAATGCTCGCAAATCCGGGCTGATTCGGTGGCCCCAAAGATGAGGTCAAGGGATGCCCGGAAGGCAACATAGGCCGGAAGTTGTGGGCCTTGGTTGTAGCATTTCAGGGACTTGTAACGGTTCCTTACGATAAGGGTTCCATTGGAGTTGAGTGTGAACGGGGAGGCGATGCAGCCAAAGGGTTTATCGGGTGTGAAGTGGATTCCACAAAGGTTCACCTCGTTCTTAAAGGGGCACCTCTTCTCCCCAGCGCGGGGTTGCAGCAAACCGGCCAAAACCACACCGCCCCGAGCAGCAATGGCGGGTTCCTCCGTTGGGTGGACGGTAATGATTGTGCCCGTTGGGCTTGTGCTGCTTTGGCAGCATGAGGCGTGGCAGGTTGTGCGGATATACTCGGGATCACACCCATTGAAAGGAAGCCGGGCCATAGCCGAACTGATCCTTACTTCCCGCAAACCACTTGTGTTTTGGATGGCGTCCACACTTGGGAGGCTGGCCAGTCGGTTGAAAATCTCTTCGGCCTGTTGGGTGTTTGCCGCAACTTGGTCCTCCCGGAGATCGACCCCGGTGTATTGGTAGCCAAGCACGCCAGCAACAATGCCGCGAACGCTGCCCCCCGCAAAGCAATCAAGGACCTTGCCGCCCGGCGGGCAATACCAACGGTAAGAGAGTTCACAAAGCACCGGGTCAAAGATGCTTGTGCCATTCATCCCATCGGCGCTGGCCGCCAGAATCTTTTGGCTAACCGGGTCCAGTGATTCGACGGGTTTATCCCCGGCCACCCATGTCAGACGGCCCTTGTTGCTTTCTGCGGGTGCAACTTGTTGCACTTCTGGTTGTTCGCTCATAAAAATTCCTGTTGCCAATGATTTGGTTAAACGCTATGACTCCGATATGCCACGCACCGAGCCACAAAAAAAGGTTGAAATACTTGCCGAAATGATGAATACGGGCGATTGGCACTCCGCGCTCCGGTTGGCCGCCAGTTGGCCCAAACTCGGAGAGCATGAGAAAGCAATCCGCCAAGGGTGGGCTGCCAAGAGCAACCCGGCCCTCTACCTCCAAATGCACAAGGACCCGGACGCTTTGGTTGCGGCTGGGGTTGCGGCTTTGAAGGAGCGTTACGCATCATACTTCAAAGGTTAGGCGGCTGACTTGGCCGCCGTGCCGGGGATTGCCTTGCCGGTGCCCGTTCCGCGTGCGCGGGACTTCTTGTAATTCGTTGCTGGTAGCGGGCTCCCGCATACCGTTGCGTTGGCCTTGCGCCCACGGCTCTTGTCCTTCATCAACTTGTTGAGGCCCGCTTGTGCCCCGCCGCCGAATAGCAAGGCCCCCGTTTTCGATGCACCCGCCGGGGCCGCACCGCCCGCATAGTTACCACCCAAATGGAACCCATCAGAACCACCGGAAAGGAGGGCCTCCCCCCGTCCGAGTTCCGACCTGATGCCAATGGACAACCATGTGCGCTTCCGGTCTTGCCAATAGCCCTGCCGGGCGTCCAGCACCGAGAAAGGTGGCACACCAAAGCGGGAGGCAAGGGTTGTGAGGGCGACGGTGGTTTCTGCATCGGTTGGGGTGCTCCCCCCGGAGGGTGCCGGGTCAACCGGGTTGAAGGTAGGCAACTCCTCCTCCGTAAAGCCGGTCAACTCCATGTCGAAGGCTGGAAAATTATCGTGGATTTCACTGAACAACCCGGAGAGGTCCCCCTCATCCATGGAACTAAGTTCAGCGATGCGGTTGTCCGCAACCATGTCCGCCCATTCGCTCGCCTCGTTGATATAGTCTTGGAAATCGACGGGGACTTGGGTTAGGCCCAACTTCCGGGCCGCCGCTAACCGGCCATGACCCTTGATGACAAATCCGCTGCGGTTGGATACGACAACCGGGTTACGCCAACCCTGCGCGAGAATGATCTTGGCCAGCAATTCAATCTGCTTGTCCGGGTGCCCGTTTGGGTTGCGCGGGTTGGGTATGACCCCCTCAATAGGTTGGAGGGAGGTGTGGGCGCAATAGACGCTCACTTTGCCATCAATGACCGCGAGGGCATGAGGTGCCGGTGCGGGGGGTGGCGTGGTTGGCGCGATGCGAGTTCGTGTTCGGACGGGCGTATTCACCCTGCCTGTTTATCATGGGGCTATATCAAGGTCAACTCCCTTTGCACACTTTGGGTCCTTTTCCCGCTATCTGCGCAGCCCATGGGCACAATTACCTTAGTGGGGGCCGCCGGTTTCTTCTGCACAGTGGACCCATTGGCAGCCATTAAATCGCGGGGGAGGAGGTCAAGTTGGCGGGTCCCAAGGACATTGTAGCGTTGCCGGTAGGCATGCCAGATGATGGATTGGGCTTGGTGGCCTTTGAGCCCATGGTTGATGGCAATAGAGCGCACGGCCAATTCAATCTCATGGTAAAGGCGGGGGTTCATGCTGGCCGCCCTCGTCCTATCGGTTACGGCGTCCCCCTTGCCTTTGTGGCCGGTTACGCGCCCGCGCTGCCCATGCCACGCCCAATACATGTGGCCGTCAACGGTCACCGGCTCGGGGTTGTCTGGGAAGGAGATGTTGAGGTAAAAGTTGCGGGTCTTGAGGGCAATGATTTCATCCAGCGGGTCGGCCCCTTTGACGATGGCCCATGCTTTGCGCTTGTTGTGCCCATAGGTCGAAACCGTGAAGTCATCTATGCCGAGGCCCATGCTTGACGCTTCGAGCATCTTGCGGGCGTCCCGGATGTTTCCTATGTAATCATTGTTCGGGGATAGGGAGGAAAAGACGGCTGCGGCAATGGGCAAGGTCACCCCATTCTCTTGTGCGAGGTCGCGCATGATACCGTGATACCGATAGAACGCTTGGCCAAACTCCTTCCGCTCGGCATCCGTTGCCCGGCCAAACAAGGCATAAAGGTTGTCAATGTTGCCCTTCATTCTGCCCTCCACATTCTTTCGTATGGGCGGCCACGGAACCCATTGGGCTGCACCTTCCTTGGCTCCCTTTGCCAAACCAGCTTGATGCCAAGTTTGCGGGCCACCGCCCTAACCGCATTCGCACCGGGGTAGCCAACCACGAAGCAATCACCCGGCCCCAACTTGCCGAGGAAGGCAACCCATGGGCTTGGGGGGTTTGGCCGCCGGGTTGGTTTGCGGGGCAACTTGGGGGGTGGCATCGGCACCCCTTTGACTATGGCTGGTTCGGCGAATTGTCTTTGCATAGGTTCTGCAACTTGTTGCAGCGACTTCGGAGGTTAGCCTTTAACCTTGTCATTGGCAATAAAAACGAGACAAAAA